GCGTAGTAAGTAAAGGTAAGTCAATTATTAGAATTAGAGGTATCGAGTAGATGATGCAATATAGCGTAGAGAAAATTTTAGTTCGCTGGGGAAATTGTTGGGGAAGAGATAAAATCGGAACTGAATATCCAAGCATTACACCAAGCATTCCTGTTTTGCCATCTTCTCCTCGTAAGGCGTGGTTAAAGCATTTGAGCGATGATGAATGTCTAAAAATTGAAGTAGCTATAATGTCTTTACATGATGTTGACTTATTGGCTTATCAGGTAATAATGGCAATATATGTACAGGATTTGAGCGAAAAAGACATTACGATAGCACTGAATATTTCACCATCCAAAATGTATCGCCTACGTAATCGAGGTATTGGTTTCCTACAAGGTGCTTTTTCCATGCTGAAAATTAAGTATCATTATATTGGTTAAGAATAAAGGTTTTTAAGTGGGTTTTACTGGTTACAATCTATTGACAAGCATTTATAGTTAAGTTTAAGATTGCGTCAAAGCTTTAGAGTTAAAGTTTTAACTATAAAAAAGTATGTCTATGAAAAAATATCGCAAATTAATCCGTTGCATGGTTTATCCAAAAGGTGATTTATATATTGCCATTTGTCTTGACCTGTCACTTGCCGCTCAAGCTGATACAATGCAAGAAGCAATGGATAAACTTGATTCTCAAATCCGAGATCTTATTCAGGAAGTAAATTCCGAACCTGAATATGCGCAACAACTTCTTAATCGTCCTGCACCATTGTCCTTATGGGTCAAATATTACTGGCTTAGATTCCTTTTGGCTAAAAATGGGAATAATAAAGACGTTGCATTTTTTGAAGAACGTTGCCCAGCATAATGTTTACCCGTATTACACCTCTAACCTATAAAGAAGTAACGATTGCATTAGTAAAATTAGGCTTTAATATGAAGCCCAAAACAGGTACTGCACATGAACAATGGGTTAGAGTGGATGAGCGAGGTAAATTTTTAGTGACTGTTGATAAGCATATTTCGCCTTTTGATAAGGCATTGATTAAATCGATGGCGAGGCAAGCCGGGATGTCAACAAAGGAATTTTTTAAAACCTGTAAAAATAAATAGCCCCGTATTTAAAAATACGGGGTTTTGTTTTTTGCAAAAAACACTTGATTACTTGCAAGTAAAAGTATATAGTTAAGTATATCTTGCGATATTAGCAAGCAATTAGCGCAGAATGAATTTTATAACAACCCTGACTGGTAACAGTTGGGGTTTTTTATTGCCTCGAGAAAAGCGGGGTGGAGATATGAAAATGCTTAAAGATATGGGGAATCAAAGCTACATTTGGTCTAGCTTTTCCGGTTTTTTGGCGTGGCTTGGTGATCAAAATAATTTGATGGTGTTAAGTCTTATTGTTGGGATAGTAACCGCACTTGTTAACGCGTATTCAAAGTGCGCAGAAGGTAAAGCGCTAAAACGCGATGAACAACGAAAGGACGAAATACACACTTTAACGGTACAGCGATTGAAGCAAGGGTTGAGGGTTAGTAACGATGAATAAATCAATTAAGAAGATTGCTGTAGGTGCGGTGTGCTTAGTAAGTGTTATTGTCGGCAAGGTTTACGATAATCATGCGGATGAATTGGTAATCAGTAAGGCTGGTGCGTTGTCAGCAGGGAATGAAGAAGGTTGTCGCCGCGATCCTTATCGTTGTTCAGCTCATGTTTTAACTTACGGTATCGGTGCCGCTGTCACCGGTGGAGCAATGATTCTCGAAAATAAGCGCTACACCGATGAAGAAATAGCTGAGCAATACGCGAAAGACCTAAAGAAAGCGGGTGACTGTATCATGAAGTACTTTAACGGAGCCGACATGAATCAGAATCAGATAGATGCTTTGGGTTCTGTAATCTTTAATCTTGGTTGTGGTGGTGCTCGTTACTATTACAGTAAGAAAGCAGGGAAGTGGCTTAAAACTCAGTTATACAAAGCGGCTTTAGATAAAGACTTTGTGCGTATGTGTAACACATTTACGAATTATGCCAACGTAAACGGCAATCCACACCCGTCAATCATGAAGCGCAGAATAAGAGAGCGTGATTTATGTTTAACCCCAGTGAGCAATTAATTAAGCGGATTAAGTTTGGTGCGTTATGTGTTGGTGTCGTTGCGGTTTTGTGCCTGCTCGGCGTTTTGCGGTACCAGCACAACACTATTATTGACTTAAGAGCTGACAACAAAGAGCAGGCGCAAGCGTTGTCTCAAAAAGAAAAAGAGATAACAAGGCTGAAAGACGAAGCCGCCGAAAATCAGCGCATCATGTTAGAGCTATCAAAAGCGGAAGCAGAAGCACGGAGCGAATCAGATGAAGTTATTAAATCAATCCCGCAAGATGTTAAACGCAGTAATCCTTACAATGCTGCCGGTCCTCGTAATGTTATTGAGTTCTTGCGGAAATGATCCCCGAGCTAACTCCTGCCCGACCATGCCGTCGGCCTACATTGCTCACTTAGACAAAACAGGCTTTGATGGCAATACGTACGGCGACATTACGCAATACTCAGTCATCCTCAAGCGTGAGCGCGACATGTGCTTACACAGGGTGGATAAGATAAGAGAGTGGCAAGTAGAGAACACTCAGCACTAAATAAACAATGAAGGGGCGTTAAACAAGCGCCCTTTGTTATATATATGCTACATAATTTAAATCTAATTCTGGGTTGAGTCTCGTAAAACCTCGGGATTATATCTAAGTTATGTAATGTAATTGCTACAAATCAATCAAAAAGGATTAACCATGAGCAAAAACGACGAGGTTAAATCCACGTCTGAGCGTGGTGGACCCAAATTAACCGATAAGCAAAAGCGATTTGTTGAAGAGTATCTTGTTGATCTGAATGCAACACAAGCAGCAATAAGAGCCGGGTATAGTGCCAAGACGGCGGATGTCCAAGGTGCTCAGAACTTAGTAAAACTTAAGGGTTTTATTCAAGAAGAACAAAAAAAACGATCTGCGCGCGTTCAAATAACACAAGACGAGGTAATCCGCCGTTTATTAGAAAATGCTGATATTGCCTCCGGTAAAAAAGCGATCGTCTTAACTCAGACTCGCAAAACTGATGATGGCGAAATTGTTGGCAATGATGTAGCTCAATTTGTTTATGAGCCCTCAAGTGTTAACAAAGCGCTTGAATTGTTAGGCAAGCACCTCGGTATGTTTAGCCAGAAAGTAGAAGTATCTGGCGACTTGCATATTGAGCAGCGAACTGAATTAAATTTATCGGGATTGGATATTAATGAACTTGAGCAGCTTGAAAAATTACTCGAAAAAGGAAATCTTGAACAAGATTCGGATTGAGAAAGCTCGAAAATCATTAATGCACTTCACCACACAAACCAAGCCTGATTTTATTACCGGTTGGTTTAACATTCTGATTGCGCAAGAGTTACAACAATTCTATCAGGATGTCATCGACGGCAAGCAACCTCGATTAATGATATATGCGCCTCCGCGAAGCGGTAAGAGTGAGTTGTTTAGTCGCCGTTTCCCTGCGTGGGTATTTGGGCAAAACCCTGATTTACAGATAATCGCCTGTTCTTATTCTGCTGATTTGGCAAGTCGAATGAACCGTGATGTGCAGCGTATTATCGATGACCCTGTTTATCACGGTATTTTCCCTGATTCAGCGTTGAACACTAAAAATATTGCCACTGACAGTGGCAAACCGCTTCGCAATAGTGAAATCTTTGAAATTGTCGGACATAAGGGAGCCTATCGTTCCGCAGGTGTTGGCGGCGGTATTACCGGCATGGGTGCCGATATTGCGATTATTGATGACCCGGTAAAGGACGCGAAAGAAGCCAATTCACAAACTGTACGCGATAGCATTTGGGACTGGTACACGACAACGCTTTATACGCGGTTATCGCCGAAAAGTGGCGTATTATTGGGAATGACGCGATGGCATGAAGATGACTTGGCGGGGCGGCTGATTAAAGAGGCAGAAAGCGGCGGCGACCAATGGAGAATTGTGAAGTTTCCAGCCATAGCGGAAGAAGATGAAGAATTCCGCAAAGAAGGAGAACCATTGCACCCTGAACGCTTTGATTTAGAACGACTGAATAAGATTCGTCAAGCGGTCGGTTCGCAAGCATGGAACGCACTTTACCAACAGCGGCCATCTAACAAAGGTGGTGGCATTATCAAGGGTTCTTGGTTTGGTCGATATAAGGTTCCGCCGATTATCAAAGTTAAGGCAATTTACGCCGACACCGCACAAAAAACGAAGCAACATAACGACTATTCCGTTTTCATTGTTGCCGGTAAAGGTGCTGATGGCAAAGTTTATATTCTCGATCTGATTCGGGGAAAATGGGAAGCGCCAGAGCTTGAACAAACATTGAAAGATGTGTGGGCAAAACATAAGGCAAAGAAAGAAACTGGAGTGCTTACCCGTGCCAACGTGGAAGATAAAGCAAGCGGAACGAGCCTTATTCAAACCATTCGTCGTAATAATCAAATCCCAATCACCCCTATTCAGGTTGATGCCGATAAATACACCCGCATTCTTGGTATTCAGGGCTATATTGAAAGCGGCTACATCATGTTGCCTGAAAGTGCGCCATGGATAGCGGATTTTATCAATGAATGCGAAGCCTTTACCGCTACAGATAGCCATGCTCACGATGACCAGGTGGATGCGTTAGTTATGGCGATAACGGATATTTTAGGCAGACCGAAATCACTACTGGATTTATAACATGAAATTTTTTGACGGCATTAAATCACTTGCGCTGAAACTCGGAAGCAAGCAAGAGCAGACGTATTATTCACGCGGGTTTAGTTTGACCGATGATCTTGTTCAACTTGAAGCACTATGGCGTGAAAATTGGATTGCGGGGAAAGTGTGTATCAAACGTTCGGAAGATATGGTACGCAACTGGCGCGAGATTTACTCCAACGATTTAAATTCAAAACAGTTAGACGCATTCACAAAATTTGAACGTGCGCTAAAACTGCGCGAAACGCTTACTAAAGCGTTGCAGTGGTCAAGCCTTTATGGTTCCGTCGGGTTATTAGTTGTGACCGACTCAAACAACCTTGGAGCACCGCTACAGCCAACCGAACACTTAAAACGCCTGATTATTCTGCCGAAATGGAAAATCAGTACCACGGGCGCGAAAGATGACGATGTATTATCACCGAATTTCGGTCGATACAGCGAATATTCCATTCTTGGCAGCAGTCAGTCGATTAATGTTCACTACTCCCGCTTAATTTTATTAAACGCCAATGACGCGCTGTTATCAGATAACGATATTTGGGGTGTTTCTGATCTTGAAAAAATTGTTGATGTGTTGAAGCGCTTTGATAGTGCTTCGGTCAATGTGGGTGATCTAATTTTTGAAAGCAAGATCGACATTTTCAAGATTGCGGGACTATCAGACAAAATCGCCGCCGGTATGGAAAATGAGGTGGCCAGTGTTATTTCTGCCGTGCAGTCTATCAAATCGGCTACAAACAGCCTATTACTTGACGCGGAAAATGAGTATGACCGGAAAGAACTAACCTTTGCCGGGTTAAAGGATTTACTCACGGAATTTCGTAATGCGGTTGCTGGTGCTGCTGATATGCCGGTGACAATCTTATTTGGTCAGTCCGTTTCGGGTTTGGCAAGTGGTGATGAAGACATTCAGAACTATCACGAATCAATCCGTCGCCTACAAGAAACTCGGCTACGTCCGGTTTTCGAAATTATCGATCCGTTAATTTGTAATGAACTATTTGGCGGGTTTCCTGCAGATTGGTGGTTTGAGTTCGTGCCATTAACCACGGTGAATCAAGAACAACAAATCAATATGTTAAACACATTTGCTACCGCGTCCAATACATTAATTCAAAACGGTGTGCTGAATGAATATCAAGTGGCTAACGAACTGCGCGAAAGTGGCTTGTTTGCCAATATTTCCGCCGAAGACATTGAGGAAATGAAAAATGCTGATGAATTTGCCGGAAATTTTGAAGGGCCAAAAGGCGAAAATTCGCAAGTTCAAGCCGGTGAAAGTCAGCAAGCGAACGGAGCTTTGGTATAGACAACAACTCAAGCAATTCGTCAAATCCATGACAGACGACATAGAAAGGGCATTGCAACAACCGCAAAGCCCTTTTTTTATGGATGATGCAAGTGGATTTCAAGCAATTAGTGCGCAGGCCTTATTGAAGGTGTTGGAAAAGTACGAAAAAACTGACCGCACTTCACAGGCTGAAAATATCGCACAGGGCTTCGTTAATCGTGGAAATATCCAAAACCAAGCGGAAGTATCAACCAACCTTAAAAATCAAACAGGCGTGGATTTGGCGGCGTATTTGCGCAGCAGTCCGAACATTACCGAAAAAGTCAATGTAATGACGACGGCGAATGTGCAGTTGATTAAATCTATCCGTTCACAATATCTCGATAAAGTGAAAAATGCAGTTACTCAGGCATTGGTTAGTGGCAGTCTAAACAAAGACTTGACCGCACAAATTAAAGCCCTTGGGCAAACAACCGGAAAACGGGCAATGTTTATCGCTCGTGATCAGTCTTCAAAACTCAATGCGGCATTAACTCAAGCGCGGCATGAAGATGTTGGCGTTACAAAATATATGTGGTCAACGTCAGGTGATGAGCGCGTGCGTGATAGTCACGCCGAAAAAGATGGGCAAATATTCGAATATGCCAACCCGCCGGCTGATACAGGGCCCCCGGGGCATGACGTAAATTGTAGATGTGTCGCTATTGCAGTGTTCGACGAAGTTCAGGAAAAACAAATCAATGAGCAACTTGAACAACAAGACATCAGCAAGGCAATTGCGCCGGAAGTGTTTGATTTCCAAGTTAAGGAAATTGCTAAAGATGATGTTGCATTATCCTTTGTAAAAGATCGCAATTTATCCAAGCCTGAAGCAGTGATATTGCGTGAATACACAGGACATTCTGCACAGCAAATTAACGCTGAATTGCGTAGTAACAAACCTAGCTTAAAAGCATTGTCATTCGCCCGTATTTTAAATCGAGCATTGAATAAACTGTCTTCTTATAGAGGTAAGGTTTGGCGCGATATTGATTTACCAGAGAAAACATTGGCGAAGTATTCCGTCGGTGAAGTTGTTACTGAAAAAGGATTTGTAAGCTCAAGCCGTGATGAATTTGAGCGTTTTGATTCTGCGCGACCTCATAGATTGCTTATTCATAGTAAAAACGGGAAGATTATTGAGAAAATAAGTGTCCTCCCATTAGAGTATGAGGTATTATTTAAGTCAGGAACAAAGTTCAAGGTGCTTAAACGGACTCAAGAAAAAGGGTATCTGCTAATTGAGTTACAGGAGCTTTAAATGCGCAAAGAATACACCGACCCTGATATTTATAAAAGAAACCTCGAGCGCCACATGAAGCGCGAAGAAATTAAGCGATCCGAATACTTGATGATGTGGATGTATCAGTTACTTACCGTAGAAACAAAATTCGGTACGCGTGAAGCTGTGCTTTATCGAGTGCAAAAACGCTTTACTGGTGATGTGAACTTTGATGAAGCCGTGGAAATGATGGATAAATTAATCACGGAAGCCGAAAAAGAAGAATCAAAAAATTGACACAATAAAAATTTTGCAGTAGATTTCCCCAAACTAGCCGAATTGTAGTAATACAGTTCGGCTTTTTTATTGGAATTCTATCACCCGCTCATCGAAGCGGGTTTTTTATTGCCTGTAAGATAGCGATGTACACGCGACAAGCGGTGTTTCCTTCTCCACTCACTGTTTCTTACAGGCGCCATTTTGTGGAGAAAGCAGGAGAAAATATGCAAACATTAACCGCAGAATTTTTAGGCAAAGAAATAACCTTGGTGGACAACAACGGCGTGGCTTATGTGGCAATGCGTGAAGTTGTTGAGGGGGTTGGGTTGGCGTGGAAGCCGCAATATCAAAAGCTAATGGATCACAGTCAAAAATTCAGTTGTTACCATATGACCACAACTGGAAAAGACGGCAAAAAATACGAAATGCTTTGTATGCCAATTAAGAAATTAAATGGTTGGCTATTTAGCATTAACCCAAACAAAGTGCGGTCGGATTTGAAAGCACGTTTGGAAAACTACCAAGAAGAATGTTTCCTTGCCTTGTGGGGTTATTGGACGGAAGGTGTTGCCCGCCGTGACGAGGTCAAAAACAAATTGGCATTATGGCAGCAAAAGAAAGCTGAATATACACAACGTGCCGGCGAACGGGGGAAATTATTGCAGCAATGTAAATCGGAAAAGCAAGCCCTTGAACGTGAGCTTTTACAAATTAAACAATTAGAACTTTTCACTAATTTATAACCGCACTTTCTGAACAGACTGTGCGGTTTTTTATTGGGGTAAATCAATGAAATTTACAGATAACACAGTGCAGGCAAAAACACAGCGCACCATTACGAAAGATGGCTTTTTAGTGGTGCCGGCAACTATTTCAAAGGTCGGTGTTTTTGACTACCTCGCTACGGAACTTGGCTTAAAAGAAGATGGCATTAAGAAAGTCGCTCGCACGGAAAAATCCTTATTTAGCGATGAAACCATCAAGAGCTTTGAAAATGCCACATTGACGATTGGTCATCCCGAAGATGGCGTGAATGCCAAAAACTGGAAACAGCTTTCTGTCGGCGTGGTTCGCAACGTGAAACGCGTTGGAGATGAACTGACGGCGGAAGCGTGGATTTATGATGAATCTGCCATTAAAACTGTGCAGGAGCAAGGCGTTGAACAATTATCCTGTGGTTATGACTGCGATATTAAGCCGTCAACCGTACAAGATGCAGATTTTGAGATGTCGCCGATGATCGGCAACCACGTAGCGATTGTGGCAAAGGGTCGCTGCGGTGGAAGTGTAAAACTTGCCGATGAGGATAAAACCATTATGGGTAAAACCGCAAAATTTCTCGATGCGTTTTTAGGTGCGTTCGGCATTAAATTGTCAGACGAACAGAAAAAACAAATCGAAGATGACGAAGAAGAAAAAGGTAAAGAAGGCGAAAAAAATCCGAAGGATAAAACGCCGACCGAACCGAAAAAAGACGAATCTGAAACCGACAAAAAGGACGATGACGTGAACAAAGAAGAGTATGAAAAAAAATTAGCGGCAAAAGATGCTGAAATTCAACAATTGAAAGACGCACAAGCGAAACAGGAAGCGGACGCCAAACAAACCGCCATGTTGGCCGACGCTAAGACCGTTTTCAAAGATGTGAAATTCGCCGATAACGCTACCGTACGCGAAATTCAAGAAAGTGCGGTCGTGGCCCAAGGTATTTTTACGAAAGACGAAGCGGCGAAGTTATCTGATGCGGAAATTTACGGTGCTTATCAAACAGCGAAAGCAGTTGTGGCGAAATTAGCCGACGAACGTAAGTCGCTTGGTAGTATTTTGCTTGGTGACGCTGCTCCGAATAAAGCTGCGCCGTCTATTGACTTTAACAAAACTTACAACAGCTAAGGAGAGTGACTAAATGAGTTACGCTTATGAACAAGCGCCTGCGCGTGCGGGTGAATTAGGCAAAGGCAACATTGCCAGTGCAAAAACAAGTGCAGAAATGGTTTCCGGCGGCGCATTAAAAGCGGGTTTATTCGTTGCCTTAAATGCAGCCGGTGGCGTAAAAGCGTTAGCGGCAAAAACCGATGTAATTGCCGGTGTGATTTTGGCAAGTCGAATTAAAGACGAATGGGCGGAAGGCGAACTGGTTGATGTCATGCACATTGCCCCGGCTGACGCTATTTGGGTGGTTGTTGCCGACGGTGAAACCGTTGCTCGTGGTGATAAAGTTTATGTTATCGCCGTAGCAAATGGCAATAAGAAAGCCGGCACAATCCAAGGCAAAGCGGACGCGACTAATGCGATCGCAACTGATTACAACGTGATTGATGTTAAAGGTCAATTAGCGTTAATTACCAAACTTTAAGGAGTGATGAATGTCATTATTGGCTTATGTACAAAATGGCTTAACCGCCGTAAGTAAGGATATTGCGGAAACAAAATACCCTGAAATTGTTTTCCCGCAATTTGTTTATGTTGATCAGCAAACTGCGGTAGGTATTACCGAAAAACTTCACTATGGTGCCGATGAGCATGGTTCCCTTGACGATGGTTTAATTACCACCGGCACAAGCACACTTGACCAAGTGGAAGTAGGCTTCACACCGACCCGATCTTACATTGTGCCATGGGCGAAATCCGTTACATGGACTAAACCTGAACTTGAGCAAGGTCAATTGTTGGGCTTGGCATTGAATACCGCCAAAATCATGGCATTAAACAAAAACGCACAACAAACCCTGCAAAAAGTAGCGTTCTTGGGCCATGCCAAAGACCCCCGCTTAACCGGTCTTTTGAATAATAAATCCGTTGAGGTTTATGCCATCAAAGGCGCGGCGCAGAACAGCAAAGTTCAGGCGATGGACTTTGATAAAGCGGTGGCTTTCTTCAAAGAAATCTTCTTGCAAGGCATGGAAAAAACCAAACGCATTGAAGCGCCGAACACCTTTGCTATTGATAGCTTAGACTTAGCTCACTTGGCATTAACGCAACGTGCCAACACCGACACAACCGCATTAGAGTTTTTAACTAAACATCTTTCTGCGGCCGCCGGTCGTGAAGTGGCGATTAAAGCGTTACCGTCCAACTACGGCACCCGCGTAACCAGCGGTAAAACCCGTGCGATGGTGTATGTGAACAGCAAAGAACACGTTATCTTTGATGTGCCAATGTCGCCAACTGTTTTAGATGCACAACCAAAAGGATTGTTAGCGTTTGAATCTGGTCTGCGTATGGCGTTTGGCGGGGTAACCTTTATGGAACCTGATTCCGCGCTTTATGTGGACTATTAAGGGGTGAGTTATGCCATTAACCGAAGATTTTTTATTGCGCTATCCTGAATTTGAGAAGACCGATGCACGCCGTATCGGTCTTTTTCTTTCTGACGCACAAGCGGAGGTCAGTCAAGTTCGTTGGGGCAAATTGTACGATCGCGGTGTAATGGCATTAACCGCGCATTTGCTCAAGCTCAAAGCGGACGCAGAATTTAGCGGCGGTGTCGCAAGTCGTAATCTAGCTGGCGAAAGTGCTGGTGAATTATCGGTGAGTTATACGGCACCGATCTCCGCTAATGGTTCTGATGATTTCTATCAGTTGACTGCTTACGGTCAGGAATATTTGAGACTTCGTCGATTGGTAGGTGTTGGGGTTATGGTGGCTTAAATGGCAGTGTCGGTAACGGTTGATTTTAGTGCGGCAAGACAATTGATCGAGCAACTGAAATCAGCGAAAGAAAAGGCGGTTTATGTTGGTTTCCCGGCTGAGTTTGATGAGAAAGTGGAAGGCGCTGAAAATTTTAATCTCGCTTCTTTGGCGGCTGTACTGGAATTCGGTAACGAACACATTCATTCCCGCCCTTTTTTGCGTCAGACGCTTGAGGAAAACCAAGAAAAATATACCGCACTTTTTATTCAGTGGTTCGATCAGGGCGTGCCGATAACTCAAATTTACGAGCGGTTAGCTGTTATGGCTCAAGGCGACGTTCAGTTGAATATTGTTCGTGGTAATTGGGCAGCTAACGCACCAAGCACTATTAAGCGTAAAAAATCAAGCAAGCCTCTAATCGACACCGGGAAAATGCGCCAATCAGTAAGAGGTATCGTCAAATGAGCCTAATTAATCAATCTGGACGTTTTCTAAATAGCCGTTTCCGACAGCAAATCACTGTTAAAAAACAATCCGGCACGCATTCTGCAAGCGGATTTGATGTGTGGTATGAAACACTGCAAATGATCGCCATTGTTATTCCTACTTCGCCGAATGATGTGTTGTTATTGCCGGAAGGGGAGCGTTATTTGCCTTCTATTAAGGTTTATACGCAACAACAGCTCGCAATCGGTGATTTAGTGGAATATAGGGGCGAAACTTACAAAATCAAAACCGCAGCAAACTGGGGAGATTATGGATACTACAACAATATCGGGGTTCGACATAGTTCGACTGCGAAAGCTGATTCAGCAGGCTTTACAGTTACCTGACGGCATGGTGATTGGTGGTTGGTTGCCGGAGAATTCGTTAAGCGCGTTTATTACTGTCGATGTGTTGATGAGCAGTGAAACTGGTATCGCGCGACGAGATTTTGACGGCAAACGGGAGCGGATCACAATGTCAATGCAAAGCACAGTGAGCATTTCTTGCTTTGGCACAAATGCAATGGCGCAGTGTTACAAGATGAAAGCCGTTTTGCAAAGTTCAATGATTCTACAAGCGTTAAAAGCCATGAATGTCGGAATCGTGAGTTTTTCTGATGTACGCAACCTAACTGCAACCATCGGCGCGGATTACGAGGAACGGGGGCAATTTGACGTGGTATTTAGTCATCATCACATTGTCGATACGCCGCTTGTACCGATTAAACGCGTAGAGCAACGAACAAATCATTTAACTCAACAAATAGGAGAGTAGCCTTATGGCATTATCTATTTCGCAGATTGTCAATGTGCAGTTAAACACTGTGCCGAAATCTGCTGCACGCAAATCATTCGGCGTTGTCGCGTTGTTCACGCCGGAAGCTGGACAGGCATTCGCTGATGAAAAAACGCGTTATGTGTATGTCGAAAATCAACGTGATGTCGAACAGTTATTCGGCACCAATTCAGAAACGGCAAAAGCGGCTCAACCTTTCTTTGCACAAAGCCCGCGCGCAAGACAATTAATTATTGCCCGTTGGCAAAAATCGGCATCAACCATTGACGCAACCAAAAACACTTTGAGTGGTGCGACATTATCAGATGATTTGGAGCGATTCAAATCTGTTGTTAATGGTCGTTTTTCGTTAACTATCGGTAGTGATGTTAAAAAGGTTGAAGGGTTGTCTTTTGCGCGCCTTGCTGATTTTAATGCGGTGGCCACAAAAATTCAGGAAAAATTGACCGCACTTTCTGTTGCTGTGTCGATTGCTTATGACGAAACCGGCAATCGTTTTATCATTAGCGCTAATGTAGCCGGCGAAGATAAGACAACAGAAATTCACTATTCCTTTGATGAAGGTGGCGATGGTGAATATATCGGTGCATTGCTGAAACTGGAAAACGGACAAGCCAGCCGCAAAGTCGGTAAAAATTCCGTATCCCTGAAAAAAGAAACCTTGGGCGAAGCGCTGTTCAATGTAGCGGAAGTTAATAACACATGGTACGGCTTCACTGTGGCGGCACAATTAACCGATAGCGAAGTGGAAGCGGCAGCGAAATATGCACAAGCCAACACAAAACTGTTCGGCGCCAACGTGATCCGCGTTGAACAAATCGAATGGTCCGCCGATAACATCTACAAGAAATTGTATGATGCAGGTTTAGACCATACCTTGGCTATGTTTGATAAAAACGACATGTACCCAGCGTCCTCCGCACTGGCACGTTTGTTATCAACCAATTTTGCCGCGAACAATTCAACGCTGACACTTAAATTCAAACAGCAACCAATCATCACAGCAGACGAAATCACGGCAACGGAATTCTCTAAAGCCAAGCGCCTTGGTATCAACGTTTACACCTATTTTGATGATGTGGCGATGATTGCCGAAGGTACCGTAATTGGTGGTAAGTTCGCCGATGAAATCGTGATCTTGGATTGGTTTGTTGATGCGGTGCAAAAAGAAGTGTTCGCCCGCCTTTACAAATCACCGACAAAAATTCCGCTTACTGACAAAGGTCAGGCAGTGTTAGTTGCGGCAGTTGAAAAGGTTTGTCTTGAGGGTATCAACAACGGTGCATTTGCACCGGGAACATGGACAGGTGACAGCTTCGGCAATCTAACCACCGGGGATTACCTTGAAAAAGGGTTCTATGTGTGGGCGGCGCCAATGGATACTCTTTCCGACAGTGACCGCGAACAACGCCGCGCAACGCCGATTCAAACGGCGGTGAAATTAGCCGGCGCAATCCATTCAAGCGATGTGATTGTGAACTATAACCGATAATCCCAAAAGCCAAGGAGTGATTCTTGGCTTTATTTTTTATAAGGAAAAACTATGGCAGTTTTCGATCCAAAACAAGTTGTCGTGTTATTAGACGGCAAAGAAATCAGTGACTGGGCGGACGGAGCGGACGTCATCAACGCCACGAATCAGGTTGATGCAGGACAAATGGTCATCGGCGCAAATGGCACTGGAGTGTTTATTGCCAACCCTGACCAATCCGGCAAATTAACACTGAAAATTAAGCAGCATTCCGAAGATAACGCTTATCTTTCCAAGCTGTTTAACCAACAAAAAAACAGCATTAAAACCTATTTTCCTATTACGCTCGCTATTCGCGACTTAATCAATGATGATGTAGTAACGGCAACTAAAGGCTATTTCACCACGCCTGCGCCGTATGTGCGCGGTAACGGGCATAATGCCACTACATGGACAATCGTATTTGAAAAAATGACGATGAATCTTGAAAAAGGTGTTCAATAATGGAACAAAACAAACAATTTACCCTTGAAGACATCACTTACAACATGACCCCGGCAAATGCGGCGGTGGCATGGGCGGCATTAAAAAACGCCTTGAAGTTGGTGCAACACGTTGATCTGTCTAACCTAGGCAGCAACGCGGGCAATATCGGCGCCAATATGCTCACTGCAATTCTTGCCAATTTAGGCGATCCAAGTATTAAGGCGTTGGAAGATATTGTGCTAAAACACACTTCCTGCGAACAGGACGGCAAGCAATATCGCTTATCCGAACGTTTTGACGCGCATTTCAATCAACATCGCGGGCATTTATTGCCGGTGCTAAAAGAAGGATTGGTGTATCAATTCGCCGATTTTTTTATCGGTGGGGGCGGGTTGCTGAGTTCTATGCTGCCAAACCTCAATCAGAAAGCACAGTAAGCCAGTCAAATTCGCAAATTGATTGGTTTATTTTTACGCCTATCGTTAAGCGTTTCTGTACGCTTCATGAATTAAGGTCGGTCTATTCGTTAGCCGACCTTTTGTCTTTTCATGAAGTGATTATGGAACTAAACCAAATGGAACAATCCAATGCTACTCAATGAATTACTCATCAAAATTGGCTTTGATGCTGACAGTCAGGACATGCAGCAATTTGAGAAGTTGCTTAATACTCTTGAGCAAGGGGCGAATGGTGCAGCCGAACAGTTGGGAGATTTTGCCAAGGCAATTGAAGAAGCTGCAAATGAAGCCGTTGAGCAAGCAAAGGAAATTCCGGAATTCTCCGATTTCTTTAAATCGTTGGAGGATTTACAAGAAAAGACTAAGGGTCTGTCGCAAGATGAAGCCTTAGACGCCTGGGTGCAAAAAATCATTGAAAGTGATGAATTGTTAACGGGCTTTGGTGAAGACTTCACGGCGAATGCTGAGGAGCTTGAGCAGGGGTTAACAGCACTTGGGTTGAGTTCTGAAAATGTCGAAAAGGTCATTGCTAAACTCAAGGAAGCCATTGAGAAAAAGCAAAAGGCGGTTGATGAAGATACCCAAAGCACGGAACAAAACACCGATGCACAAGACGACAACGCAAAAAGCACGGACAATTTAGCCGATAAAATGATCGCTTTATGGGCGACTAAATACGGCGCCGACGGGCTTATTGATAAATTTGAACTGCTCGGCATCAAGATCAGCAAAACTACGTTGAAGTTCGCGGCGTTTGGTGCGGCTTTTTATGCGGCAACCATCGGTGTAAAAAACTTCGTTGATAATAACCTTGACGCGCTTGATGAAATTAAACAACTTTCGGCGGTGACCGGCGAAGCGGCAGACGAAATTTATAAACTCGGCAAGGTCGCCGAAGTCAACGGTTCGTCTTCACAGGCGGCACAGGCATCTATTGAAGGTTTATCGCGTGTCATTGGTGAGGCGTCGGTAGGTATTGGTCGCGGAGCGAAGTCCTTTGAACAATACGGTTTAAGCGCCAAGAAAGCCAATGGAGATATTAAAACCTCAAGTGAAATGCTTGGTGAAATCTCCGACAAGATGAAGAAAATGGGTGAGCAAGAGCAGATCGCCATGCTTGCCAAATTGGGCATTGACGGTTCAATGATTCAGGTTCTTCGTCTTGGTAATGATGAACTGCGGGAGCAGATTGAACTTGCAGATAAGTTAACTCTTGGTGTGGGCAATGCGGAAAATGCAGAAACGGCGGCGGCATTTAAAGACAATATGACGCAGCTCACGCAGGTTTTCACCGCGATGGGCGAATATCTGTCATTACGCATTGCCCCGGCAATTTCTCGCATTATTGAGCGCTTCACTAAATGGTTCGCTGAAAATAATGACCTGATTAAAGCAATCCTGAACGGTTTCGGTAGGGTGTTTTCGTTCTTGTTTGAACTGGCTGGGGCGATTGATAATGTGGTATCAAACACCATTGGTTGGCGTGCTGTCATTTACACCTTGGGCGCTGCGTTGCTTTGGTTAAGTCGCCGTATGATTCTGGCATTCGCAACCAATCCGATCGGGCTTGCTATTATGGCGATTGCCGGGTTGATTTTAATCATTGACGACTTCATCACTTGGCTACAAGGTGGTGAAAGTGCCTTCGGTGATTTTTATCAATCTTGTGCCGACGGTCTTCAGTGGATAGAAGATAAATGGGATGAGCTTGTTGCTTGGATAAAAGAGAAATGGGACGATGCTATTTCTTGGATAAAAGAAAAGTGGGATGGATTTATTGATAGTTTTAGTCTGGAAAAGATTAAAAAGACGTTTGAAGATATTAAGCAAACCATTATCAATAAATTCAAAGAGGCATTTGGCTGGGCTATCGACCTCTGGAATAGTATTGTTGCCAAAATCGGCGGTGAGCCAATTAACATTGAAGCCAATGTCACCACGAATCAGAAATCGTTAGGTAATATCAGTTCGGCGCCGGTGATGAATGTCGCCGATATTGCGTTAAACGCGGGCATGTACGCGCAAGCGTCGCGCACGGCAGCCGGTGGTGTTAGTAGCACAACAAGCGCCGATAATAGCGTGAAAAACAGCAATAACAAGTATCATACCACAATCAACATTCAAAGTACCGGCGATCCGAAGAAAGACGGCAAAATAGCCGGTGATGAATTCGCGCGCGTTGTCGCCAATAACCAATCGGTCATAGTGGGGTAGCTCATGTTCAATTTTGCTCAGGTCTCGAATCGGTCGATTGGTACGATTAAGTTTGACGTAGTGACAAGTGAAGATCATCAATCAGACTTATCCATTACGGAAAACCCGATTGAATCAGGTGCAGCAATAGCCGACCATGCGGTAATCCAACCGAAGCAGGTGACAATAAACGGTGTAATGGTCGATCATGACCATGGTACCTTTGGTTTAGATATTCCTTACATTGGCGATATTCGCGGCGGAGTGGATTTCTTAAACAATTTTCCGTTGCCGTGCAAAGTGGTTACACAGACCGCACAAACCATTGCGAAAGTGGGACGTGCGGTCAGTATGGTGGCCACCGCGGTTCGTACCAGTCTAGAAGTGGTGAATCAAGTGCGGAAACTGGCGCCGTGGTTGCCTGATTCAGCCATGTTGAATTTGATTGATAGTTCGCTCGGCGATAGTCGGGTGCAGAAGTGTTATGCGGACTTGGTGGCTTGCCAGAAGTCGGGCGAAACCATTGATATTCAAACCGGTATTCGCCTGTATAAGGATATGCTGATCCAATCGGTGGCAGTTTCTCAAGCGCAGGACGGAAGCGCCACATTCACGATCACCGCGCGAGAAATCTTTGTGGTAAACACCGCTACAACCAAAAGCGGTAAATCCTCAACGGCGG